TCTAAGAATGTAATGAATAGCGGATATTCTTCCCGAACGAATTCAGGAACTTGACTATTAACTAGAATAGAAGTATTGGCAAAAGACATTACGATACTTTGGTCAGATTTACAACAATAGAGATTGGATCAGTTTCGTCAATTGTGATGATTGTGTTTCTTGCAGATTCGATGATACCTTCATCTGCCTCAATTGTCAGACGAATCAAACCATCGGCCGAAGAAACAGAAAGAATGTTGATATCATTGAGATTAATTTCACCAGTATTGTAATTAATAGTACCAGCAGAACTGTCAACAATTTGTCTTTGAGCATTGGTATCGTAATAGATTGTTCTGAGTGAGCCAACTGCGGCATCAATTGTGGCAGATGCAGCACCACCATAACCACCGCCACCAGATATTGTAACGATGGCACGGGTGTAATCAATACCACGATTGATGACATTGATACTTTGAATTGTGCCGTTTACTATTACAGCTTCTGCGGTTGCACCAGTACCATCGCCAGTGATTGTGACTGTCGGTGCACTTGTGTAGCCTGTGCCTGGATTTGTAATTTGAATCGAAGAAATACCAGTGAATGATTGTGGCACTTCTTCATAGAATACGGTTCTTCTAACGCCATCGTCATCAATCACATCAAACTCTGTAGAAGAAAGTCTGTCTGCAACTGTGCCACGATGTAATGGCACATTGAATTTGATATTGTAAGATTGTGGCGTGTTTAATTCTGGTTCAAATCTCTTTTGAACTTTAATTTGAATTTCGTTACCGATGATAGCATTTAAGTCAACACTATCAATTGCAGTCTCTAATTTCGAATCAATAATTTTTGAAGCAAATTTGTTTAAGAATGTGTCGGAGTAATTTACAATTGCATTTCGAATTCTTTCTTTGAGAATTGCTTCTGTGTTTGTTGTCTTTCTTGCATCGTATTGTGCCTCAACATCCACGAGAATATACAAGAACTCTGGATCTAAAATTTCAGATTGAACAGCAATGATTGCTTTTGGTTTGATAATTTCGTCAATGATTCTTTGTTTCTCTGCTTCAGAGATGTAATAATTTTCTCTCGGTTTCATCGAAATGAAAACTTTACCATAGACTGGCGGTTCATTTTCTTCACCACCCCAAACAGATATCGAATCGATGTTTGGATAATTATTCAGAATGTATGTCTCGTAATCTTTGAAAGTTACCAGACGATTCTGCGTAGAGAATCTTGCGGCCGCAGAGAATTTGATATTGTCAACAGATTCACGGTCTGCACCACCAGATGCAGCAGAAACTGGTGTGATTGTGAAATTAGAAAGACCATTACCCAAAGAATCTACAACAGTAGCAGTCGCAACAAAGTTATTTGCTTTATTTGCATCGGTGCCAGCAGTCACAAGATAAGTTACAGAAACAATCGCACCATCAGGAAGTGCTTTGCCAACAACACCATTGCCGAAGTAAATCTGAAAGTTGCCGCCTCGTTCTTCTTGTAAAAAGAAAACTTCAGATGTCGATGAAATATCTAAAACATCTGTGGCTCTTGTGTAAGTTGAAGTTGCAGTATTTGAGCTAGATGGATTGACAAGAACTTTAATTGTTGTCGTGTCAATGTCTGTGTCTGGTAAAGTAAAGACTTGTTTTGGATTTGAACCTTGGTCGTAAGTGAACGAATAGGTAATTAATTGACCTTCATAGATTTGAAGATTCTCAAAAAAGAATTGTGTATTTGATTTTGTAACTGTCGTATCATTAAGAACAACAAAGTTATATGCCTTACTGTCAATTTGATTTGATAAGAAAGCATAACCTTCTGGTAATGTTGCAGTTGCAGCAGTTGTTGTGTTCGAATCAATTGTGAAGTTGATGATTGCAACAGGTGCTCGTGTAGAGTAAGGAGTATAACCTAAAGTTTTAGCGTGTGAAACAACAGAATCACGAAGCAGTGCAGTATCTAAAAATGATTCATTTGCAACCATGTTCAGATAGTAGGCATTGTAGTGTGTATTGTATGCCAAAATATCTAAAAGAACCGAAAGACCGGCGCCATCAAAATCGTAATCTGTAAATTCAGATTGTTGCTTTAGAAAGTTTTTTAGATTTTGTTTTATCGTATCAAAATCTAACTCTGTTACTCTTAAACGGTCTACCATTTTATCTAATCCGCTCTAGGAAAAAATTGATTGTGATTGGTTCTGAGCTGTTGATGATGAAGAATTCCAATCGTATTTTGTAAAGATTTTCGTCTGGCGAAGGTATTGCATTGACCCTAGACACTTGCGCTCGGGGTTCAAAATTGCCAATAACTTCAGTAATTTCTCTTTCGATTTGTGCTGCTGTAACAGAATCAACCTGTTCGAACAGCAGACGCCGAATATTACTTCCAATTTCTGGTTGAAAGGGTCTGTCGTAGTGATTCGTCAGAACTAAATTTTTGATTGAATTAATAATCGCAAATTCGTTCTTGTAAACATTAATGTCTTTTCTGACTGGATGAATCGTGAAATTCAAATCCAAGTCTCTAAAAGTGCGGTCTGATTCTATTGTTACGGTTGCCATCGTCTATTTATTCGTTATCCTGCAAAGACATTGGGTGATCCTTCTGCAACAGAGGTGCAACCAGTTATTGCGTCTCCTATTCTTCCAGCACCTTTTCCATTCACAAAAACAGTAGTTGAACCTATCGTGATTGGCGCTGCGTGGGCAGGACAAGGAACACCAGGTAATAAATGGACATCGTTATTGTCTCCCTGTCTACTCCAAGGAATACCATTTACGAATACATTAGGCGAACCTTCTGCTCTGAATGGCGTAGAACAATGAACAACATCGGCATCACCTATTCTTGTTGCGGCTGGCACGCTCTTTCTCCATCAAAGTTTGTAGTTTTTGATTCCAACTATCCATTTCTTCATGTTCTTCGTGTGTATGTGGCATGTCTAATTGTTTTGGTTTGAATTTAATTAAATTGTCAAACACATCTGGTATATCTTCATATTTCATAAAAGTATGAAGTTTGCCATCAATTAAAACAACAAATTCACCATTCATTAGTTCAAATCAATTTTGGGGGCAGTGAATTTCATATTACCACCAGAGTTTATTGTGCAAGTGCCTCCAATGTCAGCACTAAAATTACCACCAACTTGCATCGTGGCATTGCCGTCAATAAAAACTGTCACATCACCTTGCACATATACTTGTTCATCACCAACAACTACTGTAAATTTATTCCTCTGTATTCTTTCTGAACGGTCGCCTTGGGGACCATATTCAGTATAAGAACCAGAACGATGATAGAGATGAATCCTCTCATTGTCTTTCGTATCGTCAAATTCTAATGCATGACCTGATTCAGATTCATACACATTGTTATATGGATATTTCGCATTGTAATAAGAATCAGGTTCTACTTTATTAAGTTTTCTCGCAGCTTTTGCCTGATTGATTGGTGATGGATAGTCTTCATCATTTCTTGCCAATCGTGATGTTGTCGGTTCATCTAACTTTCTTGGATACAAAGTCTGTGATTCGTCTGGTTTCACTGGTGCAGCTGCCAATTGACCTGCATCTCGACCGTCACTAAAAGCTTCTTGTGCATTACCTGCTTTCAAAGGAATTGAAGAAAACACACCAAGAATCACTGGTGACTGACCATTCTCACCATCCATAAAGAAACCAAATACCATATCACCTTCTTTTGGTGGATATGGCGATGAAACATTTGATGAATAAGAAGGCGTAGACCAAGGTAACATATCAGTTGGCAATAACATCTTATTTTCAGCATGCCAACCAACGCAACGAACACGCACACGACCTAGTTTAAGTGGGTCTTGTCTATCTTCTACAATTCCAATCCACCAAACAAAACCGTCTTTACCTGCAAACTTCTGTGACTGTTTTTCTTCCATATTAATAAGAACCTATCGCAGATGTTTGTAATGGATTGCTAGCAGGAATAAATTCATTACTAGATGAAGTGGTTGCAACTTCAATTACTGTTTCGTGTTTGTCGTACCCAATGATTTGACGAGAAGCAATAATCAAATATTTACCACTTAAACTTGGGTCTTCATTGTCATCACCCTTTAATTTCTTACCAAAATTTGGTGCAACGAGATTGACATTGAAACCAGAAGTCAATTGAAAGTTACCTGGCATCACAAGACGAACTCTCTTTGTCATTAGATTTTTAATGATAGATGTTCTCTGCGAAAGATAACTCTCAACATTGTCTTCTTTTGAAATTGATGTTGGGTCTTTCTTCTTAATATATTCACTCAACTGTCTTGCGGCCCCAAAACTACCCACAGTTTTATTTGCATCATAAGTTTCTGTATTGTTCACGCCATCTCTGTTTTTTATCTGCGAGAAGTTTGGATTTTTATTGCCGTGTTTCATATTGAGATAGTGGTCACCGTAACTAATGTTTCTTGTTGCAACTGTTCTTGTCATTGGATCAAAACCAATAAATTTGCCTGCGTTTACACCAGACCGAGTTTTCTCTACCTCATTGGCTTGTGATATGACTTCTAAAGACCGTGCAGAACTAATCTCATCAATTGAATTCTTACCTTCTTGGTTTTTCGGTTCAAACTTAACATCTAGTATGTCTGGTTGTGAAAGTAAAATTGAGAGTGATGCAAAGTTATAACCAACTAAATTTTGATAAAACATGAAGTTTGGTGAATCTTGCGAATCGACCGACCTCTTTGCAATCCAATCAATGGCATCTAATGGTCTCAAATTTGGTATCACAATCTTTCGAAGACCTGATGTTGGATTGATGATGCCAGTCAAATTGTTAGGTGGCACCTTTAGATAGTTGAGAAGAATTTTTTCGACCATTTGTGCATAAGTCAATTCAAACGATTGATTGATTCTTTGTTGGTCAGAATACATCAACTCATCGGCAACAAAATGCAGAAGATACTTTTCGCTGTTTTGACTGTCGTTCTGTCTATCTGATTGCTTATAGATTCTGAATGCCTTTTTGAAAGAAGCAATATCAGATTTTTTGTCTTTTGCAATATCAATGAGGAGTGATTCTGAACCGTCAAACAAAAGGCGACCAGAAAGTCCAACCGAATCTCTAATCAAAATGTTGCCATTCATCACGGGCAATAACAAAGAATCAAAGATGTTCAATTCTTCATAGATTGCTGATATGTCAATTGGTCCACCCTTTGTCACAATCACCAACTCATTTATCTTAAATTGAGTTGACTTTTTTACTTCGAGACTCATTGTGTAATCACTCTCTTAAATTCTTTATTAACAGCATCAATAAAATCTGATTTGAGTAGTTTGATTTCTCTCTTGCTCTCATTCAAATTAACTTCATAGTCATAGTATGTTTGTGTTTCTTTTGTAATGGCAATCGTTACAGATTCGCCAGCTTGTGTTGTATACGATGTTGTTGTTGCAGCAATGTTCGCATATGTGTTTTGGTCAACTTGTAATTTCTCTATCTTTTGTGTACCATCAAATGAAGTCGTAGTAATGATTTTGAAATAAGCCTGAACATTATTGTCACTCAATGCCCATGCGATACCTGTCTGAACCGTTGTGTTTGCCGCACCGTTTGCAGTATATTTTTTGTCAATGTAATTAATGATTTCACGGGAGTCTAATGGCCAATCCCATTGTGGATCAACAATATCATTGAACAATAAAACAACCCAATGTTTTTCAACATCACCGTAATATTTGTCTGCAATAATTTCTGGTGTGTCACCGTCTTGTATGTTATACTTATAGAATGCCGCAGAGTTTTGTTTGATGCCTTCTTCAAACTTAAATCTGGTAATTAAATTTGTAACTGATTCTAAACCAGCAGTGTCGTTGTTACTGGTATAAAATGTCTTTGGATAGTAATTGAAAAATGTAGCCATTAATTTGGTCCTAACTCACCAGATTGGCTTGCCCGAGTAAATTCAGCATTTTGTTGATTAGAAAAATCTTTATCCTGTTTGAAGTCTGACTTCGTGAGATAAGTGGTCTCTTGGAATTGCAAAGTAACTTGAATCGAAACTGGCATACCTGTTCTACCAACTGACGGAGAATTTTCGCCAGGCACTTCAAAAGCAGACCAACCATTTGGAGCATAGTTTACATCAATTGTTGTCAAAACGCAAGTTGCAATTGAAGGAATGTTTGGGTTTTGAGCACCACCGTAATAAAACTTAATATCAAATTCTGATGGCGGTACTAAAAAACCTTGGGCAGAAGATAACTCTGGTGCCTGATGAAAACGAAATCTTTCAATAATTTTTTGAACTTCTAATGCCTCTCGTTCATCTCTTGGATAGAACATGAAGTCGAACTGAAATGTTCTAAAGTTAGGTGACTTATAAATCAACTCTAACATTGGATTCTGAACTGTGCCTGTTGCTTTAAGGAATGCTAATTGAGCAGTTTGACTACTTCCTAAAAGTGCGCCAGCGCCACTTGTAACTTTTTGAGCACCAGCAAGTAAAGCACTTTTACCTATTGCACCAGCTGCATCTAAAATGTTACCACTCTTATAAGCTTCAGCAGCAGAAGCAGCTGCTGCGGCAACTTGTCCTGCACCTTCACCACCCAACGACAACTGGTCATACGATTGTGAATAAGAATAATTCAAAGTATCTGGCATGTAAAGTGCAATCGCATCACTTGTCAATTGTGTTTTGCGAATACTACCAAGAGGACTTTTATTTGTGATAGACTTGATTGATGTATCGATATTTCTTTGTGTTGCAGCAGAATTACCACCAATCAATGATGTTTTTCTACCAAACAGATTATTGATATCATTTACAACACCGCCAGCAGTTTTGCCTACAGCAGAAGTCAAACCATCTAACGCACCACCTGTTGCTTTATTGATTTCACTCAAACCATTGTTAATTTTACTGAGTAATTGTCCACCAACTTGTGAGCCAATGTTCGATGGTTGTAATGCGTTCAGTTGTGAGAATGCATTGTTTTGCAGAGAAGTTGCGGCAGAATTTACTGCATTTTCGTCAACGACTGTGCTTGGAAATTTAGTATTTGATTGTTGACGAATGTAAAACACCATGTAATGTGCTTTATCATAATTGCCAACATCAATTGGATATCTGAGGGTCGTGGTCTTAAAACGATTGTCAACTAAGTCACCAAGAGGACCTTTTCTGGTAACTGAACCTTTGTTGAACTGAATGTCGCCAAATCCAAAAAGAGGCATACTTTTTCCTATAAAGAGAGATAGATAGTATTTATGTCATATAAAGGATGGTTTAAGCCAAAGAACCCAAAGAAATACAATGGGGATGCGAACAACATCGTCTATCGTTCTTCTTGGGAACTACGGGTAATGAAATACTTGGACGAGCATCCAAAGGTCATTTGGTGGGCATCTGAAGAACTGCCGATACCTTATGTCTCACCTGTTGACAATCGTGTTCATCGTTATTTCCCCGATTTCATTGCAAAAGTCAAACAAGGAGACAAAGAATCGACCCTTGTTTTAGAAGTGAAACCATTCAAACAAACACAACAACCTACGCAAGTAAAACGCACAAAACGATTCATACAAGAATCTATCACATATGCCGTAAATCAACAGAAGTGGAAAGCAGCAGAACTCTTTTGTAAAGAACACGGCTGGCACTTTAAGATAATCACAGAAAAAGAACTTGGTTTGTAAGATAAATATACGATGGCGTATTTACTCGACAGACTGAAGCAATCACTTGCAAAAGAGGGGTTATCTCCTCGAACAGCATCAGCACGAAAGTGGTTACAGGCAAAAGTAGGAGATTTAAGACCTACTGCTGCAGCTCTGATGCGAGATAGAGAACGCCTAAAAGATAAGTCTTTTATTGGTAAAATGTATTTCTTTTTTTATGATCCAAAGTTGAAGGATTCGTTGCCATATTACGACAGGTTCCCATTGGTGATTCCAATAGAACGATACTCAGACGGGTTTCTAGGGTTGAATTTGCACTACATTCACCCAAAGCAACGAATCATTCTTTTAGACAAATTAAGTGATACATTGAGCAATAGTAGATTTAATGAAAAGACCAAGTTTCGTGTCAACTATGAATACTTGGTGGCCGCTTCTACAGCGTTTGAAGCCATGCCATGCATCAAGAGATATCTCTATACAAATATAACATCTCGATTTTTAGAGATACCTGCTGATGAATGGGATATTGCCGCACTCTTACCGGTGCAACAATTTACTGCATCTGAAAGCAAAGTTTACGCAGATTCACGAAAGAAATTCTAAATGTCGTTCTCACCAAATTTATTCTTATCAAATATTCGTGGCAAAGACGGGCTTGCAAAACCTAATCGTTTTGAAGTCATTCTTCCTATTCCACCATATGTGAATCAATTCGTTGGCAACTCAATCATCGAAAAGATATTGAACTTTCCAAACTCTATCTTTAGTGATGTGTCGGATGCCATTGGTTCGGCATTTGGTCGCCAAGGTGAATCCGATGAATATTCAAGAACATCAAATTCATCTCTTACAAGATATCTGGCACTTCAATGTGAAAGTGCAGAACTGCCTGGCAGAACAACTGCAACTGCCGATGTGAAGATTTATGGTCCTACTTTCAAAGTGCCATATCAAACACAGTATACCGATACAACATTGACCTTTCTGTGTACCAATGATTTCTACGAAAGAAAACTATTTGACCGTTGGATGGAAGCAATTCATCCTTCTGATACAAACAATATTCGTTTTCCAAAAGGTCAACAGTCTCGGTATCTAACGAACATTAAGATTATTCAGTATGATGAATTTATCAAAAGAATTTTCGCAGTAGAACTTATCGATGCATTTCCTATTGGAATTGCACCACAACAATTGAGTTGGGGTGAAGAAGGTTTTCATCGTCTTTCAATTCAATTTGCGTATCAAAGATATCGACCAGTCTATGACGGTGGATACGATTTAGCATCAGCGGCTACTGCACTCTTTGGTTCGGCAGCAGCAAGAGCATTACCGATTGGTCGTGCATTTTAATTAACTAAGCGAGGATATTATGTTACCTAAATTAGATGTTCCTATTCATACTGTCAATTTAATTTCGACAGGTAAGCCAGTTCGTTTTCGTCCGTTTCTTGTCAAAGAACAGAAATTGTTTCTTATGGCATCTGAATCTGAAGACCCAAACGAAATGATTGGCGTCATTCGTCAAGTGTTGAAGAATTGTGTGCTTGATGAAATCGATGTTGACAATCTTCCTACTTTTGACTTAGAGTTTCTTTTCATGCATCTTCGTGCAAGGTCGGTAGAAGAAATCGTTAATCTTCGGTACAAGTGCAACAATGTCATTAAAAGTGAAGGCGGTGAAGAAACCAAGTGTAGTGGTATTGTTGAGTTTGACTTGAACTTATTAGAAATCGAACCAACAAAGAATCCAGAACACAAGAACAAAATTCAAATCACAGAAAATCTTGGCATCTGTTTCAAATATCCAACATTTGAAATGATTCAGAAATACGAAAAGTTAAATGAAAATGAGGTGATGATTCGTATTCTTGTTGATTGTATCGATTACATTTATGACAAAGAACAAATTTATTATGCAAAAGATACACCAAGAGAAGAACTAGAAGAATTTGTTGATAGTCTTCAACAAAAAGATTTGGAGAAATTCAAAGAGTTTTTTGATACAATGCCTGAAGTGAAGAAAGATGTTCATTTCAAATGCCCGAAGTGTAGTTATGAAGAAGATATGACGATAAAGGGCATGCAAAGTTTTTTCGTCTAATCTTTCGTTATGATACTCTGAAGAATTACTATGAGACAAACTTTGCTTTGTTGCAACATCACAAGTATAGTTTGACTGAATTGGAAAATATGATACCTTGGGAAAGAAACATTTATGTGTCTCTGTTGGTGAAGTATTTACAGGAAGAAAAAGAACGCATTGAATTACAGAAGGCAACTAGAAAACGATAATGAGTTTTGCGAGTAGATATATCTCAGAAATAGAATCTGGCAAAGGATTTGCCGGTGGTGCCAAAACTGCTGCGACTGGAGCTATGAAAGACATTGGCAAGCAGTTTGGTAAAGAAAACATTGTTCGTGCAATGTTTGGTGGCGATGATATTTTCTCTGCAATGATTCGTGGCAAATTAGGCGTCAAAGCTAAACCAGGAAAAGACAAAGCACCAGAAAAGATGGGTGGTGCAGAAATGACTGGTGATACTGCTGTGATGCTTAAAGTGATTGCAAAGAATTCTATGGCATTGCCTGGTATGGCAAGAGATATGAATGTTCTTCGACAGAATGTTCAAAAACTTGTTAAACTCAAAGGCGGTAAATCTAGAGGTGCCGCAGATGCATTCTTTCTCAAAGAAGATGAGCGTGAACGGGCATTAGAAGCACAAAGAATGAAAGCAGGTGGTGCAGCGCCAGCAGGTGAAGTAGCCCCAGCAAAAGATAAAGAAGGTGGTTTTCTCGATTCGATTATGAGTATGTTTAGTGGTGGTTTTATGGAATCGATTAAATCTATTTTCAGTCCTAAGAATCTCATTTCAGTATTCAAAAAAGTTTTCTTACCACTTGCAATCATTGGAACATTGTTTAGTGGTATTACAGCAGGTTTCAAAAAGTACCAGGAGACAGGAAGTTTCTCTGAAGCAATAGTTTCTGGTCTTGGTGGTATGTTAGAATTTTTAACTTTTGGTTTATTTGGTGAAGACACACTTAAAAGTATGTTTGAATCTATTTCAAACTTCTTCTCACCAATTACAGACACAATATCGAACATATTCAATGGCATTAAAGATTTCTTCAAAGGAATGTTGGGTATTAAAGTAGAAGATGAGGCTCCAAAAGAAATGGCTAAAGTCAAACCAAGTATGCCAGATATGGCAAAATTTGGTTCTGGTATGGCAAAAGCAGCTGGTGAATCAGATGAGAAATCTGCTGACATTGGTGGTTTGTTTGGAGCAGTTCAATCTGGTGATGCACAAGGTCTTTTAAGTAAGGCGCAAGAATTTGCAGCAAAGTATCCTGAACCACCGCCAACAGAAACAACTCCAACACCTATGTCTAGTGAGGGTGTGCCGCTCGACCAAGCACAAAGAAACTATGAATTAAATAAACAATTGACAGGTGAAGCATCTAAGGCTCTCGGCACACCATTAGAGATGCCTGCGCCACCAACACCTGCTTCTGCACCAACACCTCCAGCACCAGTTGCAACAGCACCTACCCCAGCACCTGAAATGTCAGATGCAGATAAGATAAAACAATTAGAAGGTTATATTGAGGGCAATAAAACAAGATTTGCAAGACGAGAACAAGATGCGGCACGACACATTGCATCGTTCAAAAGAAGATATGCAAATGATCCTGGTCGTGTAAAAGAATTGGAAGATGAATATAAAGAAACATTAGATGTTGAACGAAAAGAAATGGAAGAAGCAAACGCAGGCTTTCGAAGACAAATTGATTTCATTAAAAAGTCTGCTGGCGGCACAGTAAGTGCTGGTGCCGCAAGTAGTCCTTCTCCATCGGCATCTGCTGGAGGTGGTGCTGAATCTGCTTCGGCAGTATCTGGTGGCGGTGGCGGCGGTGAAGGTTCTATATCTGCTGGTGGTTCTGCTCCATCTGGTGCAGAAATGTCTCAAGCATCTTCACAAGTTGCAGAAGGTCAAAGAATGGAATCTTCGGCAGATGGTGGTTCAGTTGTAAACGCACCAACAACAAATAGTTCTACTTCAGCACCTGATGGTGCTAAACCTCCTGTCGCAGATGCATTCAATGAAGAATTTGCCAAATTAATTAGAACATAATATGGCAGATATCTCAAAAATTCTTGGCGGTTCAATCAAAGATAAGATTCTTGGTGTTGCAAAAACCCAAGGTGTTATCAAAGAAAATCCCAACGCACTTATGAAGGTCATTGGCAAAAACTTTATGTCTTTGCCTGGTCTTGCTCGTGACTTAAATGTTGCTCGTCAAAACTTTCAAACACTGGTTAAATTAGAAGGCGGTAAACCTGCAAGAGGTGCTGATGCTCAATTTCTCAAAGAAGGTGAAAGGGCAAAGAAACTAGAAGTTGAAACTGCTGAAGACAAGAAGCCAACCTTAGTTTCTAGGGCGGGTGAAAAACTCAAAGAGAAAGCAAAAAAGAAATACGACAAACTAAAAGACCAATATTCAAAGAGCAAGATGGCTCAAAAGATGACAAAGTATTTGGGTCTTGCTGCTATTGTGGGTGTTGTATTTGTTGCATTCAAAGATACTTTCGTAGAGTGGACATCTGGTCTGTTCGATGCAATCAAAACAAAGTTTGATGAATTTACTGTAAGCATAGGACAATGGTTCTCTGATTCTATTTCATCAATCGGAGAAAAATTACAAGAGTTTGTTCAACCAATCATCGATACTGTTTCTGGCTTTTTTACTAAAGTTGGAGATTTGTTTGTTGGTTATTTCAATACTTGGCGTGATGTGATTACTGCACCAATTAAAACGATTAAAAAAGTTTATGATGGTTTTATGAGTAAAGTTGACGGTTTAGTTGACATGTTGCCAGATTGGGTAAAGAAAAAACTCGGCATTGGCAAAAAAGAAGCGCCAGTTGACGATACTGCTGAAAGGCAAAAATTACAAAGACAACAATCAGAAGCATTAGAAAGACAAGAGACTGAGCGTGTTAAACAATTAGAAAAAGAAAAACAATATACTGGTGATGATGAGATTGTTCGTGCAAGATTAGGTTTACCACCTAAGACTGAAACGATGCGCCGTGAAGAAGAAGCAAAGAAACAAGCAAAACCTATAGAGGCTGCTCCACCGCCAGAACCAATTACTGTTCCTTCTCCGGTCATGGCAAAACCAAAAGAAGAAGCAAAGCCAAGAGCACCATCAGCTGCACCTGCACCAACTCCTTCAGCGCCACCTGGTGCTCAGAAACCTACAGCAGAACCAGCAGAAGTGCCTGGCGGTACTCCTGGTTTGGTTGTGAGTGCGTTGAATGATGCAGGAATTACATCACCTAAAGCACATGCGAATGTTTTGGCTACAGTAAAGGCAGAATCTAATTTCAAAGTAAAGAGTGAAAACTTAAATTACACTTCTGCTGATAGAATCAAAAGTATATTTGGTGCCAGAAGAATACCTTCTGTAGAATTTGCACAACAATTCGTTAAGAATCCAGAAGCACTTGCCAATCATGTTTACAAGACAACAGATGGTAACTCAGCACCAGGAGATGGTTTCAAATATCGTGGTCGTG